GACATTCAAATGATTATGAAGGCGGCCGCTATTACTGGTGCTCCTACTGTATCTGTAACTTGTAAGAATCAAGCTGTAATGTTATCAGTAAGTGATCGTAAAAATGATACTGCCTCTAACTTTAAAAAGAGTCTTGGTACATCCTTTGATGACTTTGACGTTTTTATTGCAGTAGAGAATTTAAAAGTTATTCCTGATGCATACGATATTACTGTTGCTAAGACCCCTAACGGTAAAGCTAAATTCCTTCACTTTAAACATGAGTCAAGACAACTCCAGTACTGGATTGCTGCCGAGCCTGGTTCAGTAGTTTAAGGAGTAGGGTATGAGTGAACATTTTATCTGGGTTGAGAAGTATCGCCCTAGGAAGATAGACGATTGTATTCTACCTGAGTCTCAAAAAGAGTACTTTAAGCAAATGGTTGCTAAAGGTGAGATTCAGAATATGTTATTATGCGGTACTGCAGGTACTGGTAAGACTACTGTTGCAAGAGCTTTGTGCGAGGAACTTAAAACTGATTATATGATCATTAACGGATCAGAAGAGTCAGGTATCGATGTATTGCGTACTAAGATTAAGCAGTTTGCATCTACTGTCTCGTTTACCGGTAATACAAAAGTAGTTATCCTCGATGAGGCTGATTATCTTAACCCTAATTCTACTCAGCCTGCGCTTCGTGGCTTTATAGAAGAGTTTGCAGGTAACTGTCGATTCATCTTAACTTGTAATTTTAAAAATCGTATTATCCCACCTTTGCATTCAAGGTGTGCTGTAATTGAGTTTAAGATTCCTAATGCTGACAAGCCAACTATTGCAACTAACTTCTTTAAACGCGTATGCAGTATATTGGATCAGGAACTTATACCTTTTGATCCCAAGGTAATCGCTAAAGTAGTACAAAAGCACTTCCCTGACTTCCGTAGAACGTTAAACGAACTCCAGCGATACTCTCAATCAGGGTCTATTGATGAGGGTATTCTAGTTAGTGTGAGTGAAGCTAATATGAAAGACCTGGTCGATGCTATTAAAGATAAAGACTGGAAGAAGATGAGGGGTTGGGTCGTTAATAATTTAGATAATGATCCTGTATCGCTATTTCGTAAGATTTACGATACATTAATACCTATGACTAATCAAGTACCTCAATTAGTATTGACGATAGCTGACTACCAGTATAAGTCTGCGTTTGTTGCAGATCAAGAAATTAATCTGGTTGCGTGCTTGACTGAAATTATGGCATCGGTAGAACTTAAATGAACGAATTTTTAAAACCCACGTTTGAATGGATAAAAGATGATTGGAATTCTCATCCTGTACGCTTTGGTATCGAGTTGCTTGCTTGGGGCATTAGTATTGGTTGTAGTATCACTATGGCCGCTACAGTCCCTACTCCACCGCTTCTTGTTTTGTATCCTATTTGGATCGCTGGCTGCGCTTTGTATGCTTGGGCTGCTTACACTAGGAAATCATTTGGAATGCTCGCCAACTATCTACTACTCACCACAATCGACACAGTCGGTTTAATTAGGATGGTATTCTGATGTTCGGGGAACCTAAAGTTGAGATAGTTGTTGAGCCTTATAAGGCGCCTGCTATTTCACCTTTCGATTTTATAAATGCAATCACCTATAATAAGAACGATCTTATGGTAGATGACTGGGCTGAAAAGCAGTATGTTCCATATATCGTAAATAAAGGACTTTCGTACGGCGCTGATACCGTAATCCAGGCAAATGAGATGAATTCTAGACCTCATTTAGATAAAAAACTCCAATTCCAATTTCTAATAAATAACATTAGGCCTAAGAAACGCTATAACAAGTGGATCAAAGCTGAGAAGATTGAATCGATAGAAGTAATTAAACAATACTATGGTTATAGCACAGATAAAGCCCGCCAGGTACTTCCCCTTCTAGATCAATCTCAAATTGACCTGATAAAACAAAAATTAGAAAAAGGTGGAATTAATAATGTCAAACGAGTACTTCAAGATTGACTTGCCTGGATATGCGCCTCTAGAAGTCCTACTTGTTCAACCAGATGATTTTCTAAAAGTAAGAGAAACGTTAACTAGAATTGGTGTCGCATCACGTAAAGATAAGATTCTTTATCAATCCTGCCACATTCTACATAAACAAGGAAAATACTACATCGTTCACTTTAAAGAGCTCTTTGCCTTAGATGGAAAGCAGGCTGATTTATCAGATAACGATTTAGAACGTAGAAATACAATTGCCAAGCTCCTATCCGATTGGGGTCTGGTTAAGATTATAGATAATACAAAATTTACCGAGCTTGCACCTTTATCGCAGATTAAAGTAATTGCACATAAAGATAAGCACGAATGGGATCTACAAACCAAGTATAATATTGGTAAAAAAAGAGTAGATTCTGACGAGTAAAAGCATATATAATATATCCCCGGGATGGGAACGTAATAGGCTCTTCTACCTTAGGAGCGTCTAAAGCCGGTACAACGATAAGGTACCCCAGTAGTCGGTAAGCTGGAACAACGATACGCCTTCGGGGTATCAAATTTTAAACTCGCTTAATAGGAGAAACTATATGTTTTATTCAAACATGGCTATTGATTCCATTCAAAACGCCAAAATTAACTTCCTCAAACAAACAGTTAAGGAAGAATCCCTTCAAAAACCTTTGGTTGATTTCGTCGAGGCACAACGTGTCTTTACAAAACAAATTTTTAAGTCTGCAAATGATGTAATGAACATTGCTTCAGAAACATTTGCAAATGCAATTACAGGTACTGCAAAAAAGGGAGCTTAATATGACATTACTAACAACATTTGGTCCTGGTTTTAAAGACATGGATAAATTCTTTGTTGGCTTTGATGATCAGTTTAATCGTCTTGCTAAAATGCACGACGATATGACTAAAAACATTCCTAACTATCCCCCTTACAACATTAAGAAGACAGGCGATAATACTTACGTTGTTGAAGTAGCTGTTGCCGGTTTCTCTAAACAAGACATTGAGATCGAACTCAATGACGGTAAGATGTTAATTAAGGGTAACGTTCAGTCAAACGAAGCTGAAGATAATTTCCTGTTCAAGGGAATTGCCAATCGCGCCTTCACCCGCTCTTTTGCACTCGATGATCAAATCGAAGTTCAAAATGCCGAGATGTTCAATGGTATGCTGAAGGTCTTCCTTGAGCGTATTATCCCTGAACATAGAAAGCCAAAGAAGATCGAAGTTAAAGATACTTCAGAAGCTAAACCTAAAAAAACTAAACCCCAACTACTTACAGAAGATCCACAAGATCGAGATCTGTAAGACTAGGCCCCTTCGGGGGCTTTTTAAATTGTTCACAAGACAAGGAAAAGCTATGTATAAAGAATTAGAAGCATTAAGGGGTGTCGATACCCCTAAACTATCAGATTTCTGGTCATGGGTGGGGAGAGCATTCACCCCTTCATACCAAAATGAAATAGAAGATTATCTTGGTGATTCTGTAGATCATAAGGATCTGGAGACAAGAACGAGAACATTAATGAGACGAGGTATGCTATAATGTTAAAAAAATTACTAAATATTATTATCGAAACTAGAATGGCATTAGCTAAGAGACACTTAAATCGTTTCAGAGGATCATGATCATACTATCACTAATACCTGTCAGAAGAAAAAACTGGGTTATTAAAGCCAGTGTTTTTGATGACCAGATATTAGTGTTTTTTCATAACCCGTTAACACTTGCATATTTCTTTAAAATATTTTATAATGAAGAATGTGCTTATAAATTTATAGAAGAGATTGTTGTAACATGATTAAAGTTGTAAAATTGACTACAGGTGAAGAGTTGATTGCAGATGTAACGGGTAGTGAAATACTTACCTTAAGTAAACCATGTGCAATACAAATGGTCCCATCACGTCAAAACCCTGAACAACCTATGATGGGTATGTTCCCTTATGCGGCTTATACTGAGGATCATTCTATTGAGGTAGATAGGGCTAGAGTTGTCTGGAGCGCAAAACCCGTCAAAGAACTTTATAATCAATATAATTCAGCTTTCGGTTCAGGTATTCAACTGGCCGGTCTATAATGTTTCACGTCATAATGCAAAATATTATGAAAAATGAAAAGAAATCTCAACCCGTAACACTTGTAAATCCGATTAACTCGGAGGAATGGATATGTGAGGACTATACCGACATTCGTATCATTGATGGTGTGGAGTATGTGAAGGTACGTAAACCTCATATGAGACATTCAGTATCCATGCGCAAAGAGGCGTTACGTAAGAAGTAACAGTTGATAGTAACGTGAGATAGCTATATAATAGACTCATTAACTAAGGAATGTTATGAAAAAGTTACTCGTAGTATTGTTACTTTTAGTCTCAGCTAGTGCCTTTGCGCAATATCGTCATTATGGCCATCACGGTCATTACGGTCATCGACCTAGCAGTGGTAACTGGGTTGCCCCTCTTATTGGTGGGGTAATTGTAGGGGCTATTTTAACTGATGCTGCTCGCGCTAATCAACCAGCACCGCAACCACCAATTATTATCCAACAACCGTTCCCTCAAACCAGTACATACAATTGTTTGGTTCAGGTATACGACCCTATTACTCGTATCGTTAAAAACGAAGTAATGCTTTGTGTTAACCAATAACACACCTGTAGCTCAACGGTTAGAGCAGGGGACTCATAATCCCTTGGCTAGGGGTTCGAGTCCCTTCGGGTGTACCATTTTATGAAAACTTATACTGCTGAAATTTTAGACGCCGAAGATGGTTCCGGAGACGGTATCCTTCAACTACCAGAAGACTTCTGTAAAGATGATGACTGGCGAGAAGGTGATCGCATCCATATGGAGGTAGTTGGTGAGACTGTTAAGTTAACAAATTTAGATAGGAATAGACGTGAAGGTATATTTGAGCAAATACCGCTACCATTGGATTAGTCCATATACGGTACTGGAAAAAGTCTTCTTCTGGCGTGAAATTGAATATGATGAACCTATCATTGATAAATGGTCAGATCGTCTAACGCCTATCTGTCAAGGTATTCAAAAAGTTCTGGACTTCATTCATCCTAAGATTAATTACGTTAAAATAGATCGATGGGATACGTGGAGTATGGATTATACTCTTTCTCATATTATTGTTCCGATGCTTAAACAGCTCAAAGAGACTAAGCACGGATCCCCTTTTGTAGATGATGAAGATGTACCAGAAGAACTAAAGAGCACATCTGCACCACCAAAGGAAAATGATTGGGATACTGA